TTGATTTAGGAATAAAGTTTGTGCAGTTTCTAACATAAGGTCCTTGAGTAATAGGACCAACTCCTCTTGAAAATGGAGGAATCACAATTCCACCAGAAACATAAGTGTGAGGTAAAGTGGAAACTCCTACTGTTATAGTAAATGTGGTTCCAGTTCCAATTACGGAATCTACTCTAAATTGATAACCTTCTTTTCCTGATGGGTATTTGAGAATTGTTGGACCTGATGGGCAAGAAAATTCCAAGTCTCTGATAGTTACAAAATCTCCTTGCCTTACAAATGCCCCAGGAGCAGTAATTGTAGTTACACCTGTTAGGTTATTATAGACTGCGGTAGATACTGCTACTGTTCTATTAACTAAAGATCCACCACCTTCATAAGTATGTGGTAAGGTTGATGGTCCAACATATACATCAAAGGATCCGTCAAGATTTACTTTATCAACAAAGAAATCATAACCATACTTACCTGATGGGAAACGTTGGGTTGATATTCCACCACCAGAATTACATGAAAACTTAAGGTCTCTTAATTCAATTTGATCTCCTTCAACAACATTTAATCCAGGAGCAGTAACGGTTGTCTTACCTGTTTCTTCATCATAAACTACATTAGTGAGAGTAAGAGTTGAAGTAAATCCTATACCAGAATTTCCAGGATAGGTTGTTTTAATTCCTACAGAACTAAATGCAATAGAACCAAGACCAACAATATTTGTTACAATTCCAACGCAAGAATGCATCGCAGATGTTACATTTGCACAACCATTAATTGCGTTATTAAACCCTGTTAATGGATCGGACTGAATTGAGACATCTTTTACTTGAAAATAACTATGCCCAAAGTTTCCGTATTTTTGAATTGTTCCACCAGAAACATAAGTATGAGGAAGAGTCGATTGTCCAACAACAACTTCAAAATTGTTAGTATCTAATACATTAAGGACGTTAAAAATATAACCAAATGTGCCGGAAGGATATGTTACAATTCCTGGACCAGATGGACATGTAAATGCTAATCCAACAATTTTAACCGCATCATTTTTTGCAAGATTATGATTATTTGCTGTAATTGTGGTAATACCAGTATTTTTATTATAGGTTGCATTAGTAACAACAGTTGAAAGTCCTACCGGATAACCACCCCAGGTTACATTATTGACAACTGCTCTTGCAACATCTAATGAATAATCAACCGAGGCAACTGTCTGCTCAACTTCTCCTGGATTTTTTAGAATTTGTGGAATCAGATTCCAATTTTCATCGTAATATGCCTTACCTGCATCAATACATCTTGAATTTCCACCTCTAGTAATATCATGAATGACACACTTCCAAATATCTTTAATATCGTCAGCACAGTCTTTACTTTCAAGAGTTACACCAAATCTAATAGGTGGAAGTCCAGAAGTAGTCCCCGCTCCAATAGCAGAAGTAACAATACCAACGAGTTGAGCAATTGTTGTTCCAACAGCAACACATCCTCCTGGAGTAGCAATAACGGATGGATCAATAACCTGAGAAACACTACCGACACCCGATTGATAAGAAATCGGTGGAGAGACATTATTAATTACGGATTTTGCAATTCCCACAGCATAATTAAATGCCGCAATTGTTGCCTGTTGAGTGGATATACCCGTGATATGAATTAGACCACCTGAACTGTTAAAATAAGAGAGAGCAGCACCAACTGATTTTTTATTGCTATTCGCCTTTAGGTCATAAGATACAGCAGAAAAAACACTTACAATGTCCTCTTTACAATTTGTATAGTTTCCACCAGAAAGAGTAAAACCATAACCAGTTGGAGAGGAAGTTGTTAAAAATCCAACAGTTTCTGACGCAATATAGTTAAGATTTAAATCAATTAATCTTGCGGCATCTTGTTCCCTGTGATTTCCAGCAAATCCACTAAACCCACTGGTTAAAAATCCAACAGTTTCATTTGCAATATAATCAAGATTTAATCTTATCATTCTTGCAGCGTCAAAATATCTATCTACTGCAACTCCTTTCAATGGTTGCAAAGCAACCACCGATGCACCGTCAGTCATGTCTGGACCGATAAAGCTTAAATCAGTTATATGACATCCATTATTTACATGAAACAAATCAAGATATGGATATTTTGGAGTAACAACGCAATTCCTTAATTCGGTTCCTTCAACTGAAACGGTTTTCTTTAATATAATTGGGTTTTCCTCGACATAAACTCCTGGATAAACTTTAATAGTATCCCCGAATATAGCAGCGGAAGCGGCACCTTTTATAGTTCTTTTGGCATGATTCTCAGAAAGTCCAGTATTTTCATCATTACCATTTTGATTAACAAATATTGTTTTCCCGGTTGGTTTATAAGCATCAATAGTGACTATACCTTTTCCTGGAATTTGAGTAGAATCAATTGTAACTCCAATTCCAGGAACAATTTGGGTTACAATTCCTACTAAATTTATAGCGTCACCAAAATATTTAACTGCAGTTACATCTTCTTGAACTATTACAGAAGAATTAAATAAAGCATTTTCATCAACTTCTAAAGAAGATTCAAATGTAGTTACACCAGTTACATTTAGAGTTGAATCGAGTATAAATGGACCATCAACATTAAGATTAGTTCTTACTCTCAAGTCTCCAACAACATCAAGTGATGCGGTTGGGTCAGTTGTACCTATACCTACAACATCTGCAATACCATCAGCATAAATTAGATTTCCATCAACTTCAAGTCCATTTTTTACTACGAAGTTTTTGTTTATGCCCATATTTCTCCTAAAGGTTCACTATCCCCTTTTTTATTATTTAGATATTTTTATAATTTATAGTTCAGTATAGTTCAGCCTCTGCAGAAAATGATCGCCTCCAGAAAGTAGATCCAGGTCCTTCTGAGATGCCTCTAGCACTGAATCCATTTCCATTACTAAATATCGAGATTACACTGACCTGACTGATATTTTCTTCACTACCTGCCGAAAGGGTAACAGTTGGGGTAGATCTCATGGTAACTACAAACTCATAGGAGTTGCCTACAGAAAAGTTTGAACTGGGGGCATATCCCCAATTAACTGCAGTTCCAACTTGATAGTAACTCTGGCACATAGAACGTTCAAGTCCAATAGGTCTCATTTCAAATGGAGTATCAATAGGACCTGGCTCTAATTGAAACCTAGAAAACTCAAATATTCCAGATTGTTGACCAAGAGAGTCAGTTCTAGAATTCAAATCACTTCCAGCATCCATCCAAATTCCTACAGCCAGGTAGCTATTTCCATCAGTTCCTAAGATTTTACCTAAAATACTAGGTAGCGTAACCGTCACTATAATCTTCTGCCAAATGGAACTAAGATTAACCTTCGTGACGCCCAGTGTATTAACCTCTGGGCTTGGAGATCCACCTGTTCCAAAGTTTTGAGCAAACTCAATAGAAATGGGTTTTATTGAATCAGCTTTTGCCCAGAAACTGAGTGTCACCTGTTGACCGGCAAATGTTCTGACATTTTCAATTCTCTGTGTCATTACAGCAAAATTAGAAAATCCTGCAACACTTGTTACATCATGGCGAACAAAGTAAGTTGGCTCCCCAGGCACCTCAGTCTGACCTAGAGTAAACGATTCCTGAGTGGTTGTTCTTGCGGTCCCAGTATGACCCAAAAACCATCGGTCTGGACCATATTCAACTCCTGTAAAATTAGTACCTCTCTCCCAAATATCAAAATTTCCATTAAGAATAACATTACGGAATCCAGCTAATTGTCCATTATTAATAGAAATAGTATTAATATTGCTGGTAAAAGTTTTTGTCCCTCCAATATTTTGATCACCTACAGTTCTTACAACAGTAGAATCAACAGAAACTGAATCATTGGAAATTTGAATACCAGTGCCCGGTTGAACATTTAAAGTAATATCCTGTCCATTTAATGAATCTATATTACTTGTTGCAGTTAATCCAGATCCGGCAATTACTCTTCTGTTTAAATTAGAAGCAGTAGTTGCTGTACCAGAATTACCATCTAAATTTGCAGTTAAAATATTGGTGCTTGGATTATATGTTATTCCAGCATCAGTATAAAGACTTTCATTAGCTGCTGTACCATTATTAGAATCTACAAAAGTTAAGAAATGAGTGGAATTGGAAGATCTTGATTGAGTTTTAATTGAATCTGCACTTGTTGCATTACCATCTAAATTTGCAGTTAGAATATTGGTACTTGGATTATATGTTATTCCAGCATCAGTATAAAGAATTTCATTAGATGCTGTACCATTATTAGAATCTACAAAGGTTAAGAAATGTGAAGAATCACTGGATCTTGATTGAGTTTTAATTGAATCTGCACTTGTTGCATTTCCAGTTACATTTCCAGTTACATTTCCAGTTACATTTCCAGTTACATTTCCAGTTAAATTGCCATCAAATCCCCCAGAAGAAGTTATAGATCCAGATAAAATTAAATTTCCAGTTCCGTCTAAAGAAGCAATTTCATTTTGACCAGCATACCACTTGAAATAAAATGTATTTACATTTCTTGGAATAGAATTCCATAGAGAATTATCAGTAACTCCAGTAGCATAATCTACATTGGATGCATTCAAAGTTTCTTCATAAACAAATCTAGAACCAACACTTCGGGTTGTAAATGTTGGAGTATTCTTTCCTAATTCATTTCTAAAATTAATAACATCAATTGGATTTCGAAGAATAATAGTTCCAAATCCAACAGTTGCATCTACTTCAATATCAACATCAATACCAAATCCATCAGGATCTCCTACAAATTTTATTTTATCTACAATACCTTCAAGAACATTTGGACCATTTTCAGTTCCAGAATAAAGATAAACTAATGTTCCCAAATCTCCAACATAACCCCAAGTTTTCCAACGATCACTTGTAGTATAAACCCATCCAATATTTTCTCCTTCATTTGGAGAAGCACGATAGATTATATCACCATAGTTCCCTGCGACAGTAGGAATATCAGAAGAAATTGAATATCTTCTAGAAATTTCTAGATCACCTTGTAAGAATATGGATGGTGCTTCAATTCCTTCCGAAGAATAAGAAGTTATTTTTTCATTAAAAATAACTGGACCATTAAATTCGGATGTTACATCATTATTTTTTCCTCCCCCAACTCTAATTGACCTATCAATAATTACATCATTTGTCTTTACAATTTCATTGGTAATGTTTTCCTCACCAGTGAATGTTTGAATTGGAGTATCAAAGATTTCTTCTTTTCCTGTGGCGGAAGTAGTCTTTTTATTTCCTGCATAAAAATCACCAGAATCATCAGTTCCAGAATAGTAAACAACACCACCATTATATTTTGATGCTTGTGAAAGAATCTTTTCAGACTCTGATAGTTTTCTATCTTGTTTTTCTGGGAAAGCAGTAGAATAATTACCTGGACCAAATCCAACATATTCAAAAGTATGTCCAGAAGCACGAATGATTGTATTTCTTCTAAATTCAACTGGAATTGGTTTGATTCTTTGAATTACAGAACCAACTGGATGAGTTTTTCTAATTGTTGCAAACTGTGCCCTATAAACCTCAACATTATCATTTATGACAGGAGATCTGACTCTCATCACTTCCCCATTTACGATAAAGTAATCTCCTATCTTAAGTCCGCTATTTGCAGCATTAGTAATGACGATTGGAACACTTGCATCATTTGCAGTAGATAAGTATTGAGTACTATTTGATAGAACAAGTCTATCATAAATGTATCTACCTCTATCAACCCCTCTTTGAGAATTATTATACCCATAAGGATATATAATTCTTGTTCCCGTAGTTACTGGTGTTGTAGTTGAAGTTCCAATTCCAACCACTTCAAATGAAGTTGATGAAATGATTTTACTTACTGAAACATCTTTATTATAAAAGGATTGAGTAAATCCATCAAATCTAATCTTCTGATTAAAGTTTAAATCGTGAGCAGTTGATGTAGTGACAGTTGCAATTCCAATGAATCTATCATAAGTAAATCCAGAGATACTAATTGACTTACTTGTTATAGAAGCGGTTGAATTTTGAGTTACTAATGTTATGCTAAAGTTAGTAACTATTCCTGCAGAAGCAACGATTATTCTGTTGTTTGCTGGAATGGATGTAATTCTATAAAGATTATTATATCCAGTATAAATTCCAGTATATCCAGAAAGAGTAATTACATCATCAACATTATTGCTAATAGAAGTTACAGATACTGTGGCAGGAACAAATCCAGTAGTAGTTCCAATTCCAACAGGAGGTATTAGTGATAAAGTATTACCAACACTATACACACTTCCTCCATCCATAATTTGAACGGAAGCAACATTGCCAGTTGAATTTACATCAATTGCTACTCTAGCATTTACTCCAGTAGTAGTTCCTTGTAAACTTACTCCATAATATGTTCCAGGAACATAACTTGTTCCGGCACTTACAATTGAAAGTGAAGTAATTTCAGAAAGACCGTGATCTATAGTAGTATAGATTGTATGAGAAGTTCCAACTGAATTAGAGATAATTGATGTTACTCCAAATCCAATATTAAAATCATCAATAAATTTGTTTAAAGTTTCTTTTGTAATACTATTTTCTGGATTATCAATAGTAACTTCTCCAATATTATCCAACTTTGCAAAAGATACTGCTTCCTTAGGATCTGATATTGGATTATCTCTATCAATTTGAGGATAAAGATTTTTAATTGGTTGAGATAGTTTAACGTTAGTAAAAGGTGCTGCAATAGGAGAAACTGAATTATTTAAAATAGTTAATTCATAAATTCCATCTTGCTTTTCTGGAATATAGTCTTGAACTGTTTCTATTTCATAAAGTTTATAAGTGTTTACAGTTTCTTTAGGTTGAAAATAAGGAAGATTCAAATCACGAATTGAAGTATCATTAGCAAACAGTCCTGGATTATTTGCTAAATCATATACAAATTGTTTTGAATTAATAACTCTCTTTACAGAATAAGTTCCATTATACTCATTAGGAATTACATTTCTTATTCTTACTTTTTCACCAATGTTTAAATTGTGATCTAATTCACAAGTAACAGTAGATTCTTGCAATGACCAAGTAATTCCTGAAATATATTTTGGATTTCTTAGATCATTTATGTTTTCTAAGGAATCATCATCAAATCCAAAATAAGTATCAATTTCATTTTCACCTAATAGTGTTTTATTACTTTTTTGTAATACATATCCATCAAGAGGAGGTCTTGCAACAATGGAAGAGTCTTTAGGAATGATATATTCAAACTTATATACAGTATCATTAGCATTTCTTCTATCTGGTGTTCTTTGAATATAAGTTCTATTGGTTGTTGGAACACCATCTTTAGATAAAACATAAGTATATAAAGTGCTATTTGGAGCAACTGTTATATACCAATTAGATCTAACAGAATCCCATTGAACAGGGTGCCCTATCTCTCCAGCATTTTTATCAGAAACTCTACTAACAACTCTTAGTCTTCCTCCTTTTGTGTTTATATCAATAGAAAGATCATTTAAGGCAGAATCAAAAGTATCTGCAACTTTAATTTGATTATTTCCACCTGTTGTTACATCAATCGCATAATAAACTTTATCTTCAATTCCATCTGGCAAATAACCATTATCAGAAATGATTCTGATTTTTTCTCCAGTCTCAAAATTATCAGTTTGAGTGAAGTTTATAATTGAAGAAGAAATATCATTTTCAGTATCTCCATTTATTCTTCCTACATTAAAAGATTTTTCATAAGAATTATTAGTATTTGGTATTAAAACTCCTGCTGTTGTATCTTCAAGGTAAAGAATTTCGTTCTTTGCAGCACCGATTCTATATCCATCTAGTAATATTCTTGGAGGATGATTAATGTCATTTTCATCATATAAATAAAGTTTATCTGTTGTTGCTGCTCCTGCTGCACCAGCAATCGTTAAAGCAACATCAATAGAATTGAATTCGATTGATACTTTATCAGATTCAATGTCTCTTGGAGGTATTATCTTAGTGATAAATCCTACATCATCTCTAGGAAATGCTTCTCGACTAAATCCTTCAGATACTAATGCTTTAGCACCAAAGTTTGAGTTTGAGTTAGTAATTGAATAATCACCACCACTTTCTGCAAGGAATTGATTTGCAAATCCAATTGCGAAAATACTTACAAGTTGACAGAAACCACCTTCAGATACTTTTATGTGATAGTTTTCATATTCTGGTTTAAATCTTGCTCTTGAATTTTTGTATAAATTAGGAACAGCAATGGAATCTTGATACGCGCCAATATTATTATCGTATACTACAAATGCATTATCATCTTTTTGAAGTCCAATTCCAGTGAATTGAGCAACAACCATACTCTTAAAACCATCTGCCTTACTTCCATCTGCATGAAGACCACACATTCCATAAACAGATCTCAAGGATACATTAAAGACATATGGTGAAGCAGAAGATACAGTATCAGTTACAATACTAAAGTTTGCTCCAAAAATAGTTGGAGAAGGTTGTTGCGGTAAAATTTTTGACTTATATTGTAACTGATTGGTTCCTAATACTTTAAAGACTACAAACTGTCCATCATATCCTTCTACATCAACTCCAGAAACTTGTATTGGAGTATCAACACTGACTCCCTCAAGAGGTTCTGTGGTTGTGACTGTAATTGTAGTTGTAGGAGTAAATCCATTTCCTGCTATGATTTCAGATATTTGGAAATCTTTTCCTCTAGAACCTACAATTCTAAATTCATCTACAATTGGTTGAATATCAATTGAAACTCCAGTTGAGTAAACTGGGTCATCAATTGGTCTACCAGATGAATCTCCATATACTAATGAGATCTTTTCATAATACATTTCAAGATCAGTTCTTGAAGTCGTTATATTATTGAAGACATCATCAATTACAACATTATTAACACCATCAGCATACTCAAAACAAGTTAATTTATGATGCGAAAAAGTTGGAGTTTCTCTTAATGATGTATAATCTTTATAAGCAATTCCATTTGGATCTGCATCAAGAACAGAAAATCCATATAAAAATGATGCGCCAGTAAGTCTGAATATAGCAGATCTTTCTATATTATTGTTAAGAGGATCGGGAACATATAAAGGTCTTATAACAGTTTTTCTAAGATCTTTTGCAACAATACTTACACCGCGAGGAAGAATTAATCCTCCGTGAACTGAATTTAATTTATAAAGATCATTATTTGTTAATGTTAAATCATAAATTGTTTCTAAAGACCACTGATTTATTGATGAATCAACTCCGCTTCTAAGTTTAATATTACCATCATCTTCTATTACTGCTCCAGGACGATTATCTACTATATGCTGTCCTGGGTAAATTAATATTGTGGTTCTTCCAAATCTATCATTATCCAATCCTGCCTGATATGAAAATCTTGCTGCTTCTGCGAGTGCTCTATTTAATGTTTTAAACGGAACCATTTGACTGCTTCCGTCATTTTCTATGCTATCTGTAGAATCTAGAGCATTTGGATCTACGTGAAGTAAATTACCACGAACAGATTTCAAAAATGCTTCTAATCTTGAAAGACCCATTTTATTATTTTATAGATTTCCGTTAATGATTATTTATCATAGATGAAATCTACTTCTTCCCTACAAGATATTCAACTGTATTTGCAATGTCATTCATTGCATCTCTAAGTTCAGGTCTTTGTCCTGACTCTTGTTTTATTATTGGTCGGTGATCGTCTGTGAGAGTCCATCTCCATTGCTTCATGGACTCACACCACCAAAGATTAATTTTCATTTTTATATTTTTCCAATTTAATCCAATTTAAAAGTGCATTTAATTGCATTCTTTTTTCTTCAGTTAAATCAAATTTTTTATTGAATAGATAAAAATCAATTGATTCGATTGCAAGATCTCTATCTGATTGGGAAATTAATGACATTTAAAATAATAAGCATAGAGCATTTAAAGAATTTCGTCAAGAACCTCTGGATTTTCCAACTCAACTTCAAACAAACAAGGATGAACCTCTTCATCAATTAAATAAAATGATTTATGATAGAATATCTCAGGAGTCATCGTAAGTTGTTCATTTGCTTTTTGAATTATCTCAGGATCATCTTGAGCAATTTCTGGAATTTCATTAAAAGTAAAAGGTATATTGTTTATATAATAAGTTTTTATAATATACTTTTCTTGTAAGGTTTTATACCAATTATAAGATGTAGTAATCTTATACTTCATTTGACTTGAGATTTAGATTAAGTATTTATTTGATTCTTATATGTTGGTGAATTATATTTGAGATACTCATAAAAAGTAAGTTTCATTTCTTTTTGCGTCATTCCACAATGTTTTGCTGCTTGAGGTAGATTCATCTTTGAATGAAACAAACCTTCATTTGCTTCTTTTACATTTTCTGGTGTTGTTTTTACTCTTTCTAATTTCAAATCGTTGTATGTTATTTTGTATGGATTCATAGATCTTAGCAGATTTTAGTTTGATTGTCAAGATTGTAAACTTAATAAAATTGCTTGAACATCACCTTGCAATTGACCAATAGATGCATTTAGATCTTCAATTTCTTGTAAAATATCTACTTCTTGAACAATTAAAGTACCATCAATTGTAACATTATCGTCAAATTTTGCACTTTTCGTAACATCTAATTTACCACTAATATCTAAATCTATACTTCCATCTCCATTAATAAAAAATGGATCATTAGATTCAGGTCTTTCTGGAGGTTCCTGAGGAGTAAACTCAGGACCAATAATTTCAGTTGATGCAATACTTACAGTCATTTTAACTCTCCTATAATGATAACCAAAGACTTGGATGGGGCATAGACTGATGATGTAAATTATATTCTGGTTTTAAACATAATTTAACATCACCAGCAATTACATATCTATCATTTAGATTCTCTTTCTTTAAAGTAGAATGTGATAGATTACTTGGAAATATAACAACTGTTCCTTCGTGAGGTGTTATTGTATAGTTTCCGCAGTTATACTTGTTAAACTTTTTAATTAAATTATATTTGTTACTTGGTTCAAAGATATTTCCAGATACTTCATTTAAATTATTTGAACTATGAACACAAAACTTATCTGAAGTACTATCAGAAGACAAATAATAGCAGAAAGAAATATCTGAACCATTATGTATGTGTGGTTTTAATTGAGGAATATCTTTATTGTGATATCCAACCCAAGATTTTATAAAATTAATATTTAATTTATTATGATCTACTTCCAATAAGTCTAAGTAGTTACATACACTTTCTTTTAAAGATTTGAAAAGAATATGATAATTAGGGTTCAAATGTAAAGAACATCTACCAGAATTTTCTGGTGTTTCATTTTCATAACCATTAAACCATAATGTTTTTAGTTCTTCAAAGTATTGGGATTTAAATTCTCGATGCGTTTTTACTTTATCTTGGACAACTAATGTCGGAAAGACCTCATGAACCTTCATACTATGTGTTTATGCTATACTCACTATTATCACCTGGATAGTCGTCTGGTGTCAAGCCTTGATACTCAGGGATAAGGTCTTCCCCATCAGTTCTTGTTCCATAAACATGATAAAAACAATCAATAGGCATTCCACCTTTTGCTTGAAGGTATATTTGAGTCTTATCAATTCTTTTTACAATCACATCCTGGTGAGCACCAACAGGAGTTAAAGTTACTGTAATTGATTGAGTATCTACAAATGTTTTCCAATATTCTGGAAGTTGAATAACATTCTTATTTGTAATTCTTCCACGCACATATACATCATTATAAGGTGCTTCTGGGCAGGTATGTCTTAATCTCCACCCTTCTTTTGTAGGGTGAGGAATATCAAAATTCTTCTTTGCAGACAATCTATCAGCGCCACAAAATCCCAAAACATCACCAGAAGAAATAATTAGTCCACCAGATCTAACTAACAATCCAGCACTTACATTTAAATTAACATCTAAGTTATCAAAAACTACAGCATTTCCAATTACTGCAAGTGAATATGGAGAATTATTTATAGGTGTACATCCTGCCTGTATAGCACCAGGAATAACTGGGGGAGGAGAATCACTATTTGTTAAAGGGGCAATCATACATGATGCCCAAACATTTGGAAATGTTGCATGGTTTCCAATAATTGCTGGGCCTTGAGTATATGAAGATCCTTGTATTCTTAGTGGACCTCTTCCTAATATTTCAGGTCCTACTGGATCTTTAACATTAAAAAATTGTCCCTTTACATAAACATCATCAAAACTTGCCATAAAATTTCCTCTTTGTTAAAATAAATTAAACGATGGTAATGCTCTCTTCCAAATATTATCATCAAACTCAATTGGAGGTTTAATTGCACTTGCTGAAGTGACACTTTGCATATCTCCAGCATACATTTTTAATATATTGGTGGCAGTAATTTGCATAGATCCATTTGTATATAAACTTAAAGATTGCTTCCCATTAAGTTCTACTTGTTTACCCTCCATATTTATTTTTTGAGACGCAACTATATTCACATTTCCATTATTATTATCAGGTCCATATGCAATTATGTCAATGTTTTCTGCTTCCATTCTAATTCTACCACGAGTAGAAATTACAATATCACCATTCGCAGCTTCTAACCAAAATGCAGGTTGACCTTTTTCAATATTGTCTCCACACTTAATATTATATCTTCCCCTACATCTATTTGTAATCCATCCAGATCTTGGGTCAGTTTGATCTATAGTAATGTACTCAAGACCTCCTTGACCCTGAAGAAGAATTGATGATTTAACTTGGTCTTTATGTATATGACCAAATCTTAAAGCACCATCTTTAGTTCTTATATCCTTAGTTTCATAATTTTTTGATGTCATTTTTTTATCATTTACCTCCTAAACATTTTATACATCCAGTGCAATCAACCACATTGATAACTTTTGAATCTTTTGGAATATCAAACTCTTCATCCTTAGACAATCTCTTCACTGTAAGTATTGGAGCAAGTAAAGCATTAAATCCAGTAGATGAATTTGTTTTAATTTCTGGAATATCATCAAACCCATATCCACTATTTAACACTCTAACTCCAGTGATTTGTCCATACTCATTAATTATTGGTTTTGCAACCACCCCATTACTAGGTGTAATTATGAGTTCATCTTCTGGCCTGTATCCATAACCACTTTGAAGAACTTCGATTTCTTCTATACCCAATACTACATTATAAGAAACTCTTCCCCCACCTTCTCCAGAAGAATCTGTTAGTGCAAAGTCATTTACAACTGATATATTTGGTGGTTTTACTGGGAGGAGTGGAAGATCAATAATTTTCATGTCAGTTCCTATAACTGAAGTATTAGTTGATATACCTATACTTTGATTTAAAACTATAATCGTTCCTTCGACAACATTTTCACCAACAACTGTAGATCCTCCTCTAGCAATTGTATTTGGAATAGTATTCAAAAATAGTTGATTATTAGAAATAAATCCATAATATTTTTTAGATTGTCCTTCAAGATTAGTTACAGTCATCTGAATTGGTTCTTCTTCAGATGCCACTGTTTGTTCTATATTTACTTCAAACTCATTAAACTTAAGAGGAACAGTCTCTGGGGATCCAATAGGAGGATAATAAACATCACCTGGGGTTAAAACTGTTGGTTTATTAATACCAACAATTCTATATCTACCATCACTGGTTCTAATATATCCTTCATCAGGTTCTTTCCAAATAAATCCATCTCCACCCATACTACCATCAGGAGTCTTTAAATATCCTGTTCCAGGAGATTCTACTACAATATTTTTTAATTTTAGTTTTCCAGGATTTTCTTCATCAGGTTCCATAATTGCTTTAAAAGAACCTCCTGAACCATTACCACAAGGATCCTGAAGACTAACCGTAGGTGTTGATGTAAATGATCCAGGATTAATAATATCAAATCCAATAATCGAAGAATTTGAACTTACAATTGGATTTGCAATTGCTCCAGAATCCCCACCCCCTAAGAAGTTAACTGTAGGTGGACCACAAAGAATTGGACCAACTTCACAATTTACTACTCCAGTAGAAGTCTTTCCTGGAGGAGCAAGAGTCTTACCAATTTCAGAGGAAAAATCTCCGACTTGTATTCCAGGAGTTGCTGGTCCTGCCAAATCAATTTCATCATAATCTGGACAACTTTGATCTTCGTCGCAAAGAAAGAACTTCAATATACCAGATAAAATATCAAAAGCAGAAGAAACTATAGAAGAAATATTACCAATAGTACCAAGAACTCCAGAAAGAGTAGAAGTTATTTCTCCTAAAATTGGATTTAAAAAATCAGAAATTAATTGCTGAACTGCACAAACTGGGGAACTAACTAATTTTTCAATTGAATCAGTAAGTAACTTTATGAATGTAGGGACAAGAGATGAAATTATTTTTTTAAATAAACAAGAAAGAATTTCAAGTGCTTCAGATACAATGTTATTATATGTTGGTCTTTCACTTGGAAAAAGAAATGGAATTACTTCTTTTTGTAAAAGATTTGTAATTTCGACTTCCAATTTCTCCAAAATGAGACCAAGTAAATTGGTCATATATGAAGAAATAAAACTAGATGCAGTTTGAATAATAGTATTCAATTGTGACTGTATAGAAGATTCCGCTAAAGAAACTTCCCCGGCAGTTCTTTTGATTTGGTCTGCTTGTAATATTAGATTATTAAGAACTTTTGCAATTCCTTGAACATCAGAATCATCTTTTTTACAAGCATTTCTTAAAGGTCTTTTTACTTTTTTGTCTTGATCTTGTGTATTCCAAGCTAATGTAGTAACATGAAGTCCTTCAGTTATTTGAAGGGGTAAATTATAAACATTTAAATTATCAGGAACATATGCTGGTGCTTTATTTGAATCACTAAAAGTATTATTAAACTGTTGATATCCTGTATTACAATTTCCAGGAAGTTGTGTTGGCGATTGTCTTGAAGATTTTACAGTAGCAAGAAGTACTTGTCTTTCTACTTCTTGTGGAGGAAGACCTTTTGCTCTTGCTTCAATTCTTGCTTTTGAAGCAGAATCAAATTCTTCTCTAGTTGGAGTTCTTGCGGGATTAAGAAGTCTTGATAGTTGAGGAATACTTAAATTATCAACATCTGGAGGTAGAGCAGTGTTAGATAAACTTCCAGGACCATTAGGTGGTGGTGGTGGACTTGGAAGTGCAGCACCTCTTTCTTTTGGAACATTATTATTTGAATTTCCTAAAACACCAACAATATATCCTTCCTGACCTGCCATTCCATCCATAAAGAATCCAAAGACCACAGATCCTGGTTCTATGGATGGAGTTACTGACGCTCCACCATGCCCAGAACCAGCAGTGACAGGCATTATAACCTGACAGAATGCCATTTGTTCTGGGGGGAGTTTATCTAACTCTCCAGTGTGCCAATTAAAAACTCTTACCTTATATCTATGCCCCCATCCTTCAATGGAAGCAATGTTTGTAAATGTTTCTGCTTCAATATTGTCTTTCCAAGATTCTTTTGTTTCTACTCTCCCTAACCACCAGGGGGGATTCATAAAAAATTGAGGATTAAAAGTAGAACCAGTAGTTACATCAGACATAATTATTATTCATAAATTCTACACTCTAAGGCTTCTGGATTTAAGTCACAGTAAACTTCAAGTGGGGTTGGATCATAACTATCCCCTGGATGATTCTCTTGATATTTTTCAAGATTTTGTAATTCATCGTTTAGATGTCTTCGTCTTTGACTGCTGACATTAGGATTATCCAATTCATTTCGATCATCCTCAATGTGTTGTTGGAGTGTTCTATTCATAGAACGAAAAATATACTTAATTTATTTATTAGATTTTCATTGGTTTTCTTCCGTATGTTTCACGAATTAATTCCAAAGAAGTATAACATTGACTACTAGGATCTATTCTATGACACAAACTTGATATAAGATACACCCCACTCATTCTTGGATCATATGTTGGATTTGGTTTTGTTGACTGTTCCGGAAAATCACAAAATATTAATTGCCCTGCTTCTAGACTAAAATCACCATAAATTGTTATCTGTATTCTTAATGTAAATGCTTGATTATATCTAGAAGATGCAGCAGAAAGATAATCTTTCTTTTCAGTATCTAATTCTTTTGATTGTTCTATAGGTTTTAAGTTTCCAACAGATTCAAGACTTGTAAAAAATCGAGAAGGGCTATCAATGAATTCAGTATTCATATTTGTTCCAAACTCAGTAGCCTGAGAACTTGTCACTGGTGCTTGTTGAGTAATGCTTAATGGATTGCAGTTGTATACACTTTCTTGAGAATTAAACAAGTTTACTGATGAGTTATAAGTCCCCATTTGTAATTGATCTTTGAGATCATTATCACTTACAACTTCAAAGTTCAATATTTTTCCTGTATATCCTGGGGGAGGAACTGATACTGTATTATTGTAAATAAACTTCTTAGTATATTCTTGTTCAAACAATCCATCTACAGACTTAAATTTATATCCACTTTTTGTTTCAAAAAAGAAGTATCCAGCAAGTAATCCAAGAGCACTTGTTCCTTCTTTGATTGCTTGTGATGCTAACCACATTATAAACCAAAAGGGTTTCTTAGTAGTTCCGATAAAAGACCTTTCATTTTTTGTGGGTTCTATATCAAAATCTTTTGATGTTTTTAAATCTTCTAGTAATATTCTAACTACAGAATCTGATATTTTTCCATCATATCTTTTTACCACTCTTACACTTTCATTTTTTAAATATTCTTTTGAAACTAATTCTATAATTTCAAATTCTTTTAATTTATCACTTCCTTTATTTTTTGATGTAATATGTAATGGATTTATTTCACTCTTAAAAGGTATCTTCTGCTTATTTGAATCTTCAATTTCAATATAAACTTTTTCACCTCTAGAAATTCTAACGGCATTTGATGCGGTAACTTTCCCTCCAGTTCCATCATTTCCTCCTGCAGCATTTCCTGTATCAACAAATGCTATCGTCATTCTTACAGTTTCTGATAATATGTTTTCATAATAATATAATTCAACTAAACCTTTATTGAATGCGAGTGGTTCTCCCCCCGCATTTGGGTAAATATCAAAAACTGGAACGTTACCTTTTGATTGATCTAAAGAAGTCATATTAACCTATTGCGTCTAAAATATCCATTCCTGGAACACTATTATCTATATCACGCATCATTGTAATAGAAGTTCCTGTTGAACCTTCACCTCCAAGTGCAACAGGAACTTCTATTATAATAGGAACTTCAAAAATTTCAGGTTCAGCATATGGTTGTTCATAGTCCATATATGTAGTTAAAGAATTTATAATTGAAGGCATATACTTTTTCAATGAATTTCTATCGTGAACATCATAATTTAGTATATCAAGAAGTCCTGGGGCAACCTTTTCAATTTCTCTGTAAGAATCTGCATCAATTACATATTCAGTTCCTTCTTCTCCGACCATTGCAATGTGAGGACCATCTAGAGTTTCACCACCTCTAGCATAAGCAACGTGAACGTGATCATTATGGTCTGCTCGATATGAACCGACATTTTTATATCTAGGAGAATGGTGTATAAGTTCAACTGGACTATATCCATTTTTTTTATTCCATTCTAATATTGCTTTTATAACAGGAGCTTGTTCATCCCTACCACCACTATTTCTATTTGATGGAGCCCAACCACCCAAATCAATCGCCCTTCCTTGATAATGTAATGATCCAGCAGTATGTCCAGTTTTTTCCCAAGGAGGATGTCTTGGATGTCTATGAATATCCCCAGTAACAGGAAGTTTGGATCTATTTGCTTTCATAAAATCACCAAGATCTCCTGCAATTTTTTGACCCCCTTTTCCATAACCTTTCCCCATTTTTATATTTTGATCTTTTGATAATTCAGATTTGGAATATCCTCCTTGTTTGACTTTTGATAATGATTTTAAAACTTTATCAAAAGTAGTGTGAGCCTTATTCCTACCATCTCCGTGATAATAAGATAAATTATCATTTCCTCTAGGCAATCCTGCCCATTCCATCGAAAGATATTTCGCAAATTCTGGATCCGATATTTTTCCAGATAACCAATCTCTACCATATCTCTTCTTTTCAATAAGAGCTATAGCCATTTTATCCTGATTTTCTGGACTAAAAAGATCATTCGGTTTTAATCCAGCATAAGCAGCTTGCCCTGCAATATTCATAAATTGATATTTTCCAGATGCTGCAGATCCCCATTTTCTATAATTTGCCTTCTGAACAGCATCAGCTTGAGCAATTGTTAATTTTGAATATCCAGGATAAATTCCTCCATATCTACTATCATATGAACCTCCTGCAGATTCTACAGATGATATTAAATCTAATAATGGACCCCATTTTCCAGAAGTTAATCCTCCCCTCTCAACATCTTCATCAGTTGCTTCATCAGATGGTTCATTATTTTTATCAAGCATCTCTTCTCTACCAACAGGTCTTAAAGATAATTCTTTAGATAAATTTCTAATTGTAGTGTCAACTTCTTTAGATACAGAATCTTCAACTGTTTTTGCAATTATATTTGTATAATCCTCTCCTTCAAAGTATTTTTGAGCATCAACTTCACCACCTCCAGCAAATCCCAAAACTCCAGACTTAAATGTAGTTTGAATCCAGGAATTTAATCCTTTACCAGCATTTCTATAATCTAATAAATCAGGTTTTTGTCCCAAAACACTCTTCAAAGCAATAGTAAAGAATGGACCAAAAAAGTCTGCCCTTCCTAAATCATCATTACTTTTGACTAAAAATTCTTGAGGATTTGTTGTTTTTTGTGTTGGTTTTTTAGTCTCTTGAGGTTGTTCTTTACTTTTCCCAGTAAATAATCCAAAAGGATCCCACCAAGATTTTTCGGGATTTGGAAATACCTTTCTTACTTTTTCTTCTCCTCCAGTATTAGCACCGGGTTTTATTTTTCTAGGAATAAAAGATATAGTTCTTTTTGGTTTCTTTTTCTTTAATGTTCTTCTTGGAGAAGAAGATACAGTTTTTCCTCCACCTCTTGTAGATACTGGTTTTCCTCCTCCAGCAAGTTTATTAGTTTTTGCTTGCTTTTGAGTTGGTTTTTTATTCCTAAAAAGAATATCATAAAGTGCTCCACCTAAAGCATCACCACCAATACCACCTAATATACCACCAACTATAGCACCAGCGCCAAAGGCAAGAGAACCAATAGCAGCGCCTAACGCACCAAAAAGTGTTGCTCCAATTGCTTTGAATGCTGCTCTACCAGGATCTTCCCCAAGAGCAACAGACAAACCAAAGTCTAATAATCCACCAATAATTGGAAGTCGTTTTGTAAGAGGTCTTACAAAGTTAAGAACTTGTTTAGCACCACCTTTTCCAGCAAGACCAACAAAAGCATTACGAGCACCTCTTTGAAATGCTCCTCTTCTTACTCCACCTTGTAAGTTTCCTAAATTATTTTTTCCAAATCTATCTATAAATTGCTCTCTTCCAAATCTTTGAGCATATCTTCTTTGTGCTTCTTTTCCTATTACCCTTCCACCTTTAACATCAAATCCTTTTTTTGGATCTACTCTATCCCTACCACCAAAACTATCACTACCAGCAGTTACTAGTGCAGCAATTACAGCAACTTCAATTAAATTATCAATTGCACCAGCAAATTTATCAAAATTTTGTGCAAGTCCTTCACCACCAATATTTTTAATAAATCCACGGGTTCCATCAATTGCTTTGTAACCCCAATCAACAAAGGTTATTAATCCATCTAATAATTTTCCTCCCCAATCAATAATAAAATCACTTACATTAATAATTACTGGAAGTATTTTTAATAGTTGAGGAAGAAATCCGATTAACCTAACTGCAAGAAATCCAAGAATAGTTTGAGTGATAAAGTTTTTAATCCATCCAAAAAAACCAAGTTTTGGAGTAGATGGCAGTTTAACTCCCTTTTCGGGTTTTGGAAGTTTCTTTTCTAAATCCTTTTCTCTTTCGGAAAATTCTTCTCCTTCTTTTTTAATTCTTGTTTTTTTACCTTCCTTTTTTGAAAGAAGTAAAGAATCTTTTAGTAATTTATCAACCTGAATAACCTTGTTTTCAATCTGCTTTACAGTGTCAGATATAGGAGATATCTTTGCTATTTTAGCAGAAGGTTTACTAAAATTTAAAAACTTATCTGCTTTGACTATAGAAGATGTTGAAGATTTTGATGAAGGAAGTAGTTTTGCCATCGATCTTATCTCTTAACTCCCAAGGTGCTTCTTGCAGTTTTTGTAGACTTAGAACTATGGGTTGGAGAAAATGATGGTGGATTAGTACCTTTTCTGGAAGGATTTGATCCACTTCCTCTTCTTCCTCCCATTCCTCCTCCAGCAGGATTATATTTTGGTTTTGGTTTTGGTAATGGTTTTGGTGGTTGTTTTTTTGTTTGAGATTTTGATATCTTTATTCTCATTTGTTCTTGACTTGTACGTTTTCTGCCACCAGATTTTAACTCACCACTTGCAATTCTTGCTTTTGTTTTCTTTCTATAATTTAGATCATTTTGAGCATCTTTTAAATTGCCACCCATTTGCTTCATCATTCTTGCTTGAGCTTCAGGTGCCATACCTTGTGCTTGCATATTCTCTAATGCATTTACCATTGCTTCTTTATGCTTTTCTCTTGCAATACGAGCATCATTTTCTTTATATGCATTTGGATTTAACATTCTTCCAAGTGCTTCAAGTGGATTTGTAGTTCCAGTTCCAGGTTGTGGTCCTCTTACATAAACTGGTTTTCCGCCCCTCATTGCCTTATGTCCAACAAAAGGTCTGCCCTTATCAGTCATTATTTGAGTTTTAGGCATATCCTTAAACTCTTGCTTTTTCAATCCCCAACCACCTTTAATCCCACCACCTTGATATACACCAGAACCAATCCCTTCAAGAATTGCTCTTGAACTTTCAGACATTTTTTGAGATCTTGATTGTTTACCCATTCCAACAATAGCATCATATAATCCACCAATTCCACTTTGCCATCTTTCTTCTTTTTGAACCACATTTCTTAACTTTTCTATATAATTTTCTCTACCAACCCCAGTTAATTTTTTACCCTCATTAATTTTATTCGCAACTATCATTGCATTTATTTTATCAAATCCCCTTTCCATTAAGTAATCTGCAAGCATTTCAACTCCAAGAGATTTAAGATTTCCAAACCGACCATCTCTCATAGTCCCAAGAGGTCTCATAGTTCCAGATTGGCCAACAAATCTTTGTAATTCTGAAAAGTTTTGCATTCCTGGTCCCGTTGCTCTAAGAGTTGCACCTGGGCGATATCTATTAAACGAAGACTTTGGTGCTCTTGAACCGCTTGTAGTTCTTGCCGTTACTCTCATTAAATTAGCACTTGATTGTCTAGTAGCAGGAAGCATTCTAGATTCTGGTGCTGTCCTATATCCAGATTCTCTTAAATTAGATCTATTGATTTTAATTTGATCTGATAATATATTTTCAGAATTTTGTAAAGAATTATAATGGTTTGAAATTTTATGAGGTTGATTATTAGATAGATTAGATGTGAAATCCTCACCAAATCTACTCCTATAAGATTTAGTTTCTCTTGGGATTTCGCCAATATAACCCCCACCAACAGCATAAGTTTTCCCTCCAACTACTTGAGGTTGGTTTGTACCACCTCCTGCAGCATTCATTGCTTCTAAGGTATCTACTCCATACTTGTTGACAGCACCAACCGACATAACAAATTCACCATCTGTAAGCATCGCAGGAACCTTATCTCTTCCTTTTGGTCCACTAACCACTCCAGAACTTGCGGCAGCACCTATTCCAGCACCAGCAAGCATACCCATAGGTCCAAACATTGCCCCCATAGAAGCACCACCAAATATCTTATTAAAGTTTGCAAAACCCCCACCAGCAAACTTAGGAATTCTTACAAATCCTCCTCCAGAAAATCCTTGTGTGGGAGGTGTTTCCTGCTGATTCTTATTATCTCCTCCTCCTAAAAGTTTACTCGCACCATATGCAGTTCCAGCAGTAATAGCAACATCACCAGCAATGCTAAGTCCAGTTGCTAATACTCTACCTTTTCTACCACCAAGAAATTTAGCAAATCTTCCAGCACCTTTTAATCCTGCTTTAGCAGCAAGTTGTGCTGTAAGTTTTACTAACTTAAAAGATCCCTTTATTAATACTCTAGTTAAAGTACCAACAAACTTTCCTATTCCCGTCCCAAATCTTAAGTATAATGCTAAAAGAGTTGGCCAATGATCGACAAAAAATCTTATAATACTTTGAATCTTTCCTTGATTTTGAGGATCAGCAATCCAATTTACAAGTTTAATTAATACTCTTCCAAGAATTATACTACCAATAAAATTAAGTATCTTATCCCAAATAGATTGAAATGGTTTAGTAATTACAGATATTACTTTCTTAATTCCATCAAAAGTTTTAGACTCTAATTCACCCTCTTTTGATTTTCTTTTTTTATTTTCTTCTTCTTTTCTTTTCTCTTCTAATTGATTCTTATTTCGTTCATTAATGTCCGTTAGAGTATTAACGATTGAATCAAGAGTTTTATTAATATTATCTAAAGAAGTTTTTAATGATTCAGAATTATCAGATGATGATCTAGAAATTATAGTGGACTTCTCTGTAATGTCTCTAACTTTTACTGGGTCAACATATTGTTGGAAAAAAGAATTATTTACTACAAGTTTTCCTCCTCTTGGTCGATTTCCCCCTCCTCCAGATGAAGGGGAAGAAGGAGAAACTGATACTTTTGCCTTAGAGGTCTTTACTTTAAATCTACCTTTCTTATTTTTAACTCTCTTAAATTCATTTCTTAAAAGTTCATCCTCTTCTCTAGGAAGTTCTTTTCCTACCAATCTAGCAAATGCTAATTTTTTCTTTATTATTTCATAGTAAGTCTGGTAATCAAGTTCCAATCCAGAATTGATCTTCAATAATCTTAAAATTACTTCATTGATATTTTCTGTAGCAACTTTTTGATTACCAGCCATTACTTTGTTGCTTCTGTTTAGATTCTTCTTCTTCTATGTGTTGCTTTAATAATTCAACGTAAATATCCCTTTCCCAAGGAATCATATTTTCAATTTCCGTCAATGAATATTTATGGTATTGCATTAGGGAAAAGTTTAGTTTGAAATATGATTCAAGATCCATATGGATCATTGCTATGCGAAAAAACTTGATAACCCTTCAAGAATGACTTCACTTTCAACATTAGTATTAGGATTTGTCACATTAATTGTATGAGAAAGTTTTGGCATAGTCTCAAAGAACTTTTCAATTTCTTTAAATTGAGATGAATTCATTTGATCAAGAAAATCCATTAGTTCTTTTTTAGTCACATCAGCAGCAGACCAAACTTCTTCTTCATTATAGATTTTATCCACACAAGATGCAACAAGTTCAAATGACTGCTCCATTGCATTATTACTAGACATATCAAAGTTATTTTTAATAAACTGATCTAGAGAAGGATATTTCATTTCCATCATCAAAGAATCATCTAACTTAATTTTGTTAGTATGATCTGGATTAGTTTTAACTTTAATATCATCAACATCTATTTTAACAGTCACATTTGTCTCTTCGTCATCTGGACAAATAACATTTAATTCTATTTCTTCACCAACTGATTTTGCACGAATATTTAAGAACAAATATTCAATGTCAAAAGTAGGTAAAGATTCTACTTTAATTCCTTTTGTTTCAACACAGTTTTTAATGACTGTTTTAATTGCGGTAGTAATTTGTTTAGTATCTTCAGACTCTAAAGCAATGACCAAAAGTTTTTCCTCTTTAACTAAGAAAGGTCTATACTTAATTGTCTGTCCAGTTGAAGGCAATTCAAGTTCATAAGTTGGTGTAGCAATTTTTGGTAAAGGCATAATCTCCTTACAATAAACTCAGGTATTTTATTTATGAAGATTTTATTAGAATAATTGAGTATTGAGTGTATTAGTATTTCCAGAGAAAGGATTGGATAATTAGATACCACTAACATTAGCAAAATTAGTATTAGTAAGAGTTCCTGGGGAAAAGTTTCCAAGATTAAAACCTTGCTGAAAAGCATTTGTATTAATACTAGATTGATCTGCTTGAGTTAAATCAAATGGATTTGTAGGGGCAGTCTTTGATGTAGTTTGACCAGGCTCAGAAACTCCAGCATTTTCTTTTATATTACCTGCAACATAACGATCAAAAGAAAATCCAACTGTTACTTTAAGTAACTGAGATGACTCGTATGAAACTGGCATAGAATTTATAGATACAGGAAATGCATTAATAAAATCATATACCATAGTTTTTGAAGATTCTTTTGTTCCAATATTTCTTTCAAATTTTGTAATACTCATAAACTCAGACTTATATTCATTTGGATACCTAACTCTATAAAAATTATTAATATCTTTTGATCCAGTAACTTGTTCTCCAGAAATCCATCTTAACCAAGATTCAAAGTAACGAATTTGATCGTAAGATTGATTTACATAAAAAGTAAAGTCTGCTCTATCATCATAAATTCTTCTATATGCGTGCCTTTGAGTAACCCCAGTATAATCATTATTCAATTCGTGAGTCGTAAGAGTAGATCCAGGGAGACTTGCATCAGAACAAGTTAATGTAAGAATATCTGTTATTTCCCCAGAAAATCCACTTTGCTTAATGAATGATTCTGCCGTAGAAGGTGGTTTTATATAAACCTCATAATGAGAAGTTAATGCAGGTTGCATTATGATTCTCTTAATATCCAATATCTTCCTAGTTCTTGGAGTTGGCGATGCCATCGAATAAATATTCTTTGTTTATATTGTATTTATGAGAAGAGAAGAAAAATATCATCAAGGTAAATTTAGACCACAAAATCCTGAAAAATATAAAGGAGATATTAACAATATAATTTACAGAAGTTCTTGGGAGTTGGTTGCACTTCAAAGGTGTGATAGAAATCCAGATGTATTAGAATATGGATCTGAAGAATTTTTTATTCCATATTTTGATGAAACTACAAGAAGAATCAGAAGATATTTTCCAGATCTTTTCATAAAAGTAAAAGATAATCAAGGGTCTATTAAAAACTATGTGGTGGAAATAAAACCAAAAAAACAAACAAAACCACCAGAACAGACTTCAAGAAAAAGACAAAAAACTTATATTAATGAAATGATTACCTATGAAAAAAATTTAAGTAAGTGGAGATATGCAGAAGAATGGTGTAAAGATAGAGGATTGATATTTAAAATACTTACAGAAGATGATTTAGGGATTAAGTATCGTAATAAATAAATTATAAAGAACTTCTATTCTAATGCAGCATAAAAAGAATCCAACTTGCATTTTCTGGTTCCTTGTTAGGGAGGAGTTCTAATGTCTGAAGAAAAAAAACCTGGACAAGGATGGGAAAAAAATGGAGAAAATACTTATGTCACTAAACCTCCACTTCAAATATCTAAAAAACCAGATCAAATAGCACAAACTGGAGGACGTTCAGGAACTTCAACACAAGAAAGTATAAGTATAGTTTCTAATAATCAAACTGGAGCAATTGATCTTTACAAATCAGGATCAGGAACTTTTGGAGGGGATGGAAAACCTTTTACATCATTTTCTCCATCAACCAACAAATGGACAGTTACTGATCAAAAAACATATGATGAGGTAGTTAAATCTATTGGTACAGATGGAATAAAAAAATTACAAAATGACTCAAAAAAATCAACAATAGAAAACGTAATAAATCCAACTTCGACGAATGAAGATAAAGCAAAAATAACATCTACAGAAGGTTATAAATCTTTATCAAATACAATTGAACAAGATCCAAATTCTGAACAAGTAGGAACAGTAGGTCCAGAATCATTTAACCAAAGCGAAGTTATTAATCAAGGAATAGGAGCAGGAAAACTTAGAAATAGTTATGGATATGATAATAGATATCCTTTGAATATGAAAGCAGATCAAGATTGTATTAAATTTACAATGTATGAGTATGCACCTAAACAATTTGAATCTGGAACTGGTCTTGGGGGATTTAATGGTTCAAATGAAAATAAAGGGAAAAGTCTAGGAGCAGTTACTCTTCCTATTCAACCACAAATTTCAGATTCTAATACTGTTACCTGGGGAGAAGACAGTATAAATGCTATACAAGCAGCAGCAGCGGCTGCTGCTTATGGTGCAATAATTCAAGGAGGAGGGGCATTAGCAAAAAGTGCGGAAGACATATCTAAGGTAATAGGAGAGCAAAAAGGAAATATAACTGCAGCTTTGGCAGCTAAATTTGCCGGAGCAGCAGTGGGAGCCAATGAAAACTTTTTAAGTAGAACAACTGGTGCAATTTTAAATAATAATGTTGAATTACTATTCCAAGGTCCATCATTAAGATCATTTTCGTTTACTTTTTTAATGTCAGCAAGAGAACCAAAAGAAAGTGAAGCAATAAGAAAAATTATAAGATTTTTCAAACAAGGTATGAGTGTAAAAAGAACAAATGGGAATCTTTTCCTAAAAGCACCAAATGTTTTTGATATTGAATATCTCCATAGAAATGCTCCTCACAAATATGTAAACAAAATTAAAACCTGCGCTCTTCAAAATTGTTCAGTAAATTACACTCCTGATGGAAATTATGCTACTTATGAAGATGGAGCTATGACACAATATAGTTTAACTCTATCATTTGGTGAGATTGATCCATTATACGATGATGATTATACTAAACTCGATGGAGATAATCCTAATGATCCAAGATATCAAATAGGTTACTAAAATGGCATCGTACTTCAGACAAGTCCCAAATTTTGAATATGTATCAAGGAATCACGATGAAAAAAATCTATCGGATTATGTCCCAGTAAAAAATCTTTTTAAAAAAGGAAAATTAAGAGAAGATATTTTCCAAGATCTTTCTTTCTTTGAAAAGTATCAAATTATTGGTGACGAAAGACCAGACAACGTAGCATTTAAATTTTATAATGACTCAACTTTAGATTGGGTAGTTCTTCTTTCAAATAATATTTTGAATATCTACAGTGAATGGCCAATGACTCAAAGAACTTTTGATAAAGTGATGTTAGAAAAATATGGATCTTATGATAATCTTTACAACGGAATTCATCATTATGAATCAATAGAAGTAAAAAATTCAGCAGGAGTTACAATTGTTCCTTCTGGTATTTGGGTAGATCCTGATTTCACAGTAGAATATAATGAAGATGGAGGAATAGTTTTTGAACAAGATGTTGTAGTCCCTGTCACTAACTATGAATACGAATCTTCAGTAGAAGATCAAAAAAGAGGAATTTTTATTCTTAAACCACTATACTTAGGTGTAGTATTTAATGACATAGAAGATATTATGACATACAAAAAAGATGGGGATCAGTATGTGAACCCCACCTTAAAACGTGCTGATAATATCAGATTATATTATTGATCAATCACTAGCAAGTTTCTGGAAATAAGAAAGAGCATCATCTTCATCATCATCGGTTGATGATAGACTATTCAACTGTGCCTTGAGATCATCAGGTACTGGAGGAGCAGACTTACTCTTGCGATAAGACTCTTCAAGTTCCTGCATTACATTCTCTTCAGTATTCCTCGCAGGAGTATAAGATTCATACTCCTCTTCTTCATCTGCAGTAGATGACCTAGGAGCAACCTTACCAATACCAAGAACTGAATTCAGACGCTTCTCAAGATCATCATAAGACTTGAATTGATCTGGAGCAACGATGGCAGAAAGTGAATATTCTTTCTTCCAAATTGCTTCTAGAGCATCGTCATCATCAAGAAGTGCTTCAGGAGAATCAAACTCAGACTTATCGTAGTTCCAGTATCCTTCTACCTTACGAATCTTGAGACGGAAGTTAGCACCTTGCCAGAAATCAAAAGGATTGATGGGTGCTTCATCTTCAAATTCTGGTTGCATTGCATTCAGAATCTTATCAAAGATCTTCTTACCGAATTTAAACTTTATGTTCAAGTTGGTTCGCAAGTCCAACCCCGATTTTATTCAGCTATATTTCTCAATATAGAACAGACTATATCATAATCCACTATTGATGGATTCCAAGCACTTCGGTTATCATTTGCTTATAACCTACTCCGATAAACGGATAGTCGTTGAACCTTACCTCCTGTGATAGGTCTTGGCTGCTGATTGTCTCTATTAAACTATTTTCACACATTTCAGATTCTTTAGGTTCCCATACAACTAGAAATGGTACATAACCAGCATTTTTAGATGCTTCCATTTTTAATAATACATTATCTCTATGAAGTTTTAAAGTATATGGAGATTTCACCTCAAATAATAATTTATCAATTATAATGTCCGGATAATATCTTCTAGTTTTACCAGTTTTATCCATGTATCTTATTGATTTTTTACTATCAACTTCAATTTTAGTATTATCAAAATACTTAACTAGAATATCAAGAACATATCTTTCATATCCTTGAGTTCTAACTTGTATACCATTTAGAGTATACATATGATATTTGTATTGATTTCGTGAATTAGTTATCTTATCAAAAAGATCATTATACTCTTCTTCAGTCAACGATTTGTACCATTTCTTTTTATGATACGATACAAATTCCGAGTAAGAATCAAATCCAGTATTTTTAAGAACAGTTTCAACTCTTTTTCTTTCAATATCCTCTTTTGAGTTATTTAAATAACGAGAGTTTAACATCTTATCAATATAAGATTTTTTTTCTTCTTCTGAAGAATTTTTCCATAGATTGGAAGTATTACTATTGAATTGAGAGGCACATTTACAATTACAAAATTTAGAATATGAAAATTTTGCAAATTTTGTGTCTTTACCACAATTTGGACATATGCCCTCATTTTCAGTTTTAAAATGTTTGTCGTAATAGGTCTTGATATCTATTCCAAACTTTTTAATTATTCTAACTATCCCTTTTTTGGAATAGTATTTTCCATCTAAATCACAATACAATTTATCTACCATATGTGTTCTTTTATATTATAAATCTATTTATAAAAGAACAGTTTTCTTTCACAGTGAATCCGTTTTAGTTAGTTTACTTAACAAGAGTTTCCAGCAATTCACTTGGTTTTCATATAGTATTACTACTATATGCCTCTTCTTAAATTAAAGGAATACTTTACCTTCATTTTCTGGTTGAGCAGGGTCTTTCACCACATAAATGTTCGCGTAGTAAGAAAGCTTACGCTTTCTCTGACGAACAGTGTCCTTATCACGGTCGTTACCAGAGTTCCAGAGTTCTGAGTTACTGACACAAACGGCACATTTTTGACCCAGTGTAGTAGCGCAATTGTCTATGAGCCACCCCCCAGGACCTTGAAATGCATGAGTATACATTTTTACCCAAGGAAGATCTTCACCTTCTGGAGCAGGAAGAAAACGAATGATTGCAGAACCTACGTCTCCTTTACCCATAGTAGGTTTCCAGAATCGTTCATCTACTCCACCAGAACCAGTGTTCATCTTTTCTACTTCCTTTACCAGTTTATCAGTAAGAGAACCAAGTTTAGATTGTTTTTTTAGAGATTCAAATGACATTTTAGTTAAATACGGATTTGGCTTTTGTGATTTAGCTTAAGGGATCATCCAGCCCATAATTATACTATCCTAATTCATCAGAAATGTCAAGTTCTTGTTTCATCATCTCAACTAACTTAGACATATTATTGAATATCAAATTCATATCAACATTAGGTGGCATTCCCATAAGTTGAGCAGATTCCATGATTTTTTCTTTCATTTCAACTGCTTCAGGATCATCGGATAAACTTAAACGAGTATAAAGAATCTTTTGTTTATTTAAAAGTTTTTCAAGAAGAGAAACATGAAATTTTTTTTCCTCAATTGACATTATAGGAAAATAAAAAAGATTTTGGTAAATATCATCCTGCAAAATAGAGATTTCTGTCATCTCTGCACGAACTAGATCAGAGTTAAAGAAACTCACAATACACACTCCTTTAAAATTAATTTAAATTTACTATTATCAATATGTAGGAATGGGGCATATTTTTCAATCTTCATTGATACAAATTCCCATACAGGATCTTGAAGTTTTTTATCAAACTGTTTTTTGTAATCGAGTATTACATTTAGGATTATCATCGTTTCTAACGACAACTTACTTTGCAAGTATTCTTTTAAAATTTTAGGATGTTTATTGCCTTCAATTTTAAACATCTCATTAAAATTTTCTGAATTTAAGATACTCACTTCCTCTTTAAAAAGATATGTAAGTGACTGAGTTTTACGCATCCAATTTTTATAATTACTTTCTCCTTCTTTAATAACCTCACCCACCCACAATGACTGTGGATCATCGCATGATGCAAAGTTAGATACAAAGAAGTTAATTATTTCTTCATCAGTTTTTTGGCGAGACATCTTTTCAAAATAAAATCTATCCTTACGTTTATAGAAAGACTGTATATTTGCCTTTATTTTTCCATTATATGTGAAGTAATTATAGTTCTTATTAGTAAAATGATTCTTAATTGCCAAGTATGTAGTGTAGACCTGAAAGGGATTCACATTCAAAATACCAATCGTGCTTTAGATGTTTTCTTGAGAAAATTGAGTTCCATTGCTTCAAATTTAATTTTTTCCTTTAAAGGTTTAGAAAGAAGTTTAGGAACTGATTCTAAATCAATTTTATTGATTTCACAAAAAGTAATTATAGCATCAATATAAGATAATTCTTCCTGCTTAACAAGTTTCTCAATTTCTTGAGCAAACCTTGAGGGACAGAAAAACTTTTCTTCTAATACTTTTTCTAATTCTTCGTTGATGTCAGAATTCATTAATTGAATGAGAGTAAGAGGCACAATAATTAAGTTTCAACAATTGTCATAATCATAACCGTTATCCTTTTGAATGTCAAGAAATTTCTTTTATTTTATCGTTTACAAATTTTTTAATATACTGAACTACAAGTTTCATATATTTCTTTAGATCTCGTTCTTCATAAACAACACATTCACCATTTTCACAAGTCATAATAATTACAAGTTTCTTAATTTGAATTCCTGTCATTTCATAAAGAGCCATTCCATAAAACATGGCTTGAACAAAATATCCTTCAATCCATTCTCTAGGTTTTGGTTCTTTTGAAGTTTTATAGTCTATGACTGAAAGTTCTTGATCAAAATCTGCAATGGTATCTACAGATCCAGCAACACCTAGTACTTCACTATAAAGAGAAGTTTCAAGGCAGTGAATATTATTTATGCGGTTAAGAGTTGACTTCGCAATTTTAAAAAGATGCTCAGAAATTGGTTGAACTTCTGGAAGTTCTTGATTCAACAAATAATTTTCAATAAGGGTATGAGTATCAGTACCACGACTAGTTGCTTTTCTTGTAATTCGATTTGCTTCCTCTTCACCAACCTTTTCACGCCACTTAGAAAACTTTTCTTTATTATAATGACTAATAACGGAGGTAATAGAAACTAACTTCTTATTGTCTCCGTTAATAGTATAATAACGAACTCCATCTATAATTTCCCTTTTAAGTTCAGGAAGATTCAAATCAATATGTGTAAACATTTATATAGTAATATTTAAGGTGTGCTTTGCAATAAGATACTCTTTGACCAATCCACTACGGCATACATCTTCAATACCAAATTCAATGAAATCAAATGATGGCATTATTTGAAGAATTTTTATAAAATCATGAATTCCATTTCTTTCATTCTGACGAACTAAATCACTTTGGGAAGCATCCCCACAGAACATAATTTTACAGTTTTCACCAACACGAGTAATGATTGAATCTTGCTCATGCCCATTCATATTTTGGAATTCATCTACAATCAGAATACAATTATCAAATGTAGTTCCTCTTAGAAAAGAAGAAGACCAAAAACTTATAGTTCCTTGTGTTTTTAAATTGCCATAGAGCATTTCAAAGTCTTCTTCGGAAGGAAGTTGAAACATATATTTTACCATATTCTTATATGGTATTTCAAAAAGAGCACTTTTATCTTCGTGTCCTCCAGGAAGAAATCCAATTTCTCTAGTTTGAACTAGAGAACGAATAATATAAATTTTTTCATAAGGTTTTTTTTCATCAAGAACATCCCTTAGTGCATTGTAAAGAACAATAAAAGTTTTTCCAGTTCCTGCTGCCCCATAAGCAACTATATTTTTTCCTTCATCATAAGAATCAAAAAGTTTAGATTGATTATCTGTAAGAGGTTCAATATCTAAAAGTAAATCTAGATTGATTGGTTTTCTTCGTTTCATCTGCTTAGCAGTTAATCCTACTCCAATTGGATTGTCTTGCGGTGCCCTTCTCTTTCTTGCCATATAAAATTAAATAGGTTTTACTCTTGACCCTGGTGCTTTTGATGCCTTATAAAGAATATCATTCCATCCAGGATTTTTCTTAACAAGTTTATCCCTCCACTCACCCACTTCTGATGAAGATGGACAGGTAGAAGGATCAGACCAATCTCTATCCCACTCAGAATTATTCTTTTTCCATTGATCCCATTCGTGAACACTCATTGTAACTTCTTTCTGTTCACCAGTGATCTTATTAATTATTGGATATGTGGCCAAATTAAACCTCCATAAAATATAAGGTTATTTATTCTAATGTTATACTACTAGCATCTTCACATTCAACACAATCAATACATTCATCCATGTCTGGATTCTCTTTGAGAAAATGTTGAAATTCTTCTTCTGTTAGAAGAATTTTAAAAACATGACCAGTTAAATGATCTTTTATGCAATATGATTTCATAGTTTTTATGGAGATAACCTTGCTTTATGTAGACGTTTTTCTTCATAATACCTCCAAATATGAGGTGCCCACTTTTCAAGATGAGGAACAAGTTGTTCGCAAA